GGTACAAGGGTGTATGCACTGAGTGCGGCGCGTCGCTGGCGAAGAAACGTCCGGGCTCTAAGACGTGCTCTGACACCTGCCGAGCTGCGCGGTCACGCCGCCTGAAGCGCCGCCACGCGCCAGGAGGCCTAGCCACCGCCTCCCCGGAGCACGCTGCGGCCATCGCCGACATCGTGCGGCTGGAGACCCCCGACATCGCCCACAAGGTGATCGAGCGCGAGCTAGCCCCCATCGTCCGAGCCGCCATCACCGAGGAAGTCCTCCGGTCGATCCGCGACATGGTCGGGCTCACCCCGCGCGTCGTCGAGCTGATCGCCGCCGACCTGGAGAGTACCGACGCCGTCGTACGCCAGAAGGCGTACGGCCTCATCACGAAGTACACGATTGGTCACCCGGCGATCATGCAGCCGGAGGACAAGGGCGGCCAGCAGCAGCTCGTCATCAACTTCGCGATGCCGCGACCTGGGGACGAAGCACAGGCACACCCGAACGTCAGTAACGACGACGAGGACGTCGTTGACGCAGACGCCGTATCAGAATGTGATACGTGTCACGAGTCCAGGCCGGAGTCTGACTTTGTCGCTGGCAGCAATCGCTGTCATGAGTGTTTCACCAAGGGAAGGGAGCACGCCAAGGCGCTGTTGGCCGGTGACTGAGGTTGACTTTGAGTACCGACCGCTGGACATCCATGCTCCCTTCCACCGCTCGCTGGCTTACGAACGGTGTCTGTTCGGTGCTTTCGGTTCCGGCAAGACATACGCCATCTGTGCTGAAGCCATTGCTTTCGGACTGGAGCAGCCGGGCTCTCGCGTTCTCATCACGCGCCGCACGGTGCCTGAACTACGAGACACGACCGAGACCGTCTTCTTCGACATCCTCCCTCCTGAGCTGTTCCGAGCTGGTGTCGCTGCTCGAATTGGCGGCCACTACGAGCGCTTTACCCTCCCGAACGGATCGGTCTTCCTGTTCCGCTCCATCGACGACTGGAACAAGCACAAGTCACTGAACGTCGCGGCCATTGCCTGGGACGAGCTGGACGAGTTCGACGAGGAGACCTACATGGGGATGCTCTCGCGCATCCGCCAGAAGGACCCGACGAAGGAAGGTCGAGCCTACGGCGCCGGGCCCATAACGCGCCGAGGCACATGGGCAGCGACCAACCCGCACGGGCATGACTGGTGCTACCGGCGCTTCGTTGATGGCAAGACGAGTGAGCCCAGAACAGAGTTCTTCCGCTCGACGTCATTCGACAATCCGCATCTACCACCTGAGTACATCGAGTCGCTGCTCCAGTACCCCGGGCCCTGGGTTAGGCGCTACGTGCTGTGTCAGTTCGATGACTTCGCCGGGCAGATTTACGAAGACTGGGCCTGGGACACTCACGTCGTCCCGATGCCGAAGGAGCTGGATCGTGGCGCGGTCTACTGGCACGGGATGGACCCAGGCACGCGCAACCCGACCGCCGGACTTTGGGTCTGGAAGGACCAGGAAAACCGCCGCCTCGTCGGCATCGCTGAGTACCAGCAGCAGGGCCTGTCGGCCGCAGTTCACGCCAGTAACTGGCGAGCCATCGAGGCCAAACACAAGATGAAGGTCCAGTGGCGCGTCGCTGACCCAACGATCACTACGCGGGACCGAGGCACCAACATGATGCTCAGCACGCAGTACGCGCGCCTGGGGTTCAACTTCAACCTTGGGCCCTCATCCCATAAGGACCGCATCCCGGCCCTCGGGAATCTAATTGCAAGCCGCCGCTTCGTGGTCACCCCGAACTGCCCTATCGCGTACGAGCAGATCAAGAACGCCAAGTGGGAGGACATCACACCAGCGATGCGGACCCGAGGCATCGACCCGCCGGAGCGTCCCGTCAAGAAGGACGATCATGTGTCGAACTGCGCTGAGTACCTAGCCACCCGCTGGGTGACTCCGATGAAAGAAGTCCTACCGAAGCGGACCGACACATTCTCGGACGAGGTACACCGGGCGATCCGCAAGCAGCTTGGTACGAAAATGCGCGGCGCTCCTTCCCCTATCGGTCAGATTACGTGACCAACCTTGATACACTAGCTGTCTACTCACAAGGAGAGTAATGAGTCGTGCGACTTTTCATATTTCCGCAATCAACCCGAACGAAGCGGTCGGCGGCGGAGGATGCGCCTGTAGTCCGGCGCAGGCAACAGATTGTGTTGCTCCCTACGCGGTCTTCTACGCCCAAGAGATGGAAGACTCGCTCTCGCCACACTGTGTAGTGTGCGTCGCTTGCATGGAAGTTGCGATCAAGAAGGCCAATGAGGGCGAGGTACTTGCCAGCGGGGAGCGGAACCCGACTAAGTAATGGCCATCTGGCGCCCGAAGGCGCTTAACCCGAATCGTGTGTTTGAGCAGTTGAAGGAGCGCGCCGCCAAGGCACGTAAGCCCTACGACAAAGACACTTGGTTGAACTTGGCGTTCTATCTTGACGAGCAATACGTTGAGTGGAACGACGACATCGCGAACCTGCGGATCATCCCGCGCCCGGACACGATGAAGAACGTGCCCCGGCCGGTGGTTAACAAGATCATGCACTTCACGATGCAGGAGCACGCGATGGCGCTCCAGGACAAGCCAAACGTGGACGTCCTGCCACCAACGGATGATCCCATCGACGCCTCGATGTCTGAGGTCACGCTGTCGTATCTCCGCTGGCTCTCGGAGCCGTCAGTCGGGAACTTTGACTCAACACTGTCCCAAGCGGTTCTATGGGCGCTGATCGCTGGCGAAGGATTCATTAAGTGGGTTTACAACCCGCGCCTAAACCGCCCCGACTTCCTGTCCGTGTCGCCGCTTGACGTCTACCCCGATCCGTACGCGACCGACTTCCGCAAGTGTCGCTATGTCATTCACTCGCAGTTCATGGATGTTGAAGCCGTGTACGATCAGTACGGCGTTGAAGTCCCGGCCGATCAGGTTCAGAAGGCTGACGAGATCCGCACGTCGATGCTACGTGATATGGGCTCGGCGCCGGTGCTCGAAGGCGTGACCGTAAACGAGCTGTGGTATAAGCCGTCGCGCCGCCATCCGCACGGCATCTACGCGGTCTGGGCGGGGCACAACCAGCTCGTGGAACCGGCCGCGTTCCCGTACAAGCATGCCGGGGAGCCCCGCCTACCGTTCACGCAGCTTGGCTCGATCCCGCGCCCGAACTCACAGCACTACGCCGCGCCGGTTAAGTACCTACGCTCCGGCCAGATGGAGCTGAACAAGTACCACGCTCAGAAGATCATGATGCGTGAGGCGTTCGCCAATCTGAAGTGGTGGATTCCGGCCGAGCTTGAGCTGGAGCACGACCCGGATGATTCCACTCGCCAGATCCTCACCGGCAACTCGCAGAACGGCCAGCTGCGGCCCGAGATACTGGTCCCGCCGTCACTGCCTGACACGGGCGACGGCGCCTGGATCACCGAGGAAATGATGCACGTGGTGGGCCTCCATGAAGTCTCACAGGCTCAGGTTCCTGGCCGCGTTGAAGCGGCTAAGGCCATCGAGCTGCTGAAGGAGTCCGACGTCTCACGTCAGTCCGAGCTGCGCGACACGATCAAGTTTGCGATCAGTGAAGGCTTCTGGCAGCTGCTGATGCTCGCGAAGCAGTACGTCAGCACCGAGCAGATCGCGGTGACGTACTCACGCGAGGGTGTCCCTGAGGTACGTCGCTTTAAGACGGACAACTGGAAGCCCGGTCTTCGCGTCCAGGTGACACAGGGCACCGGCCTCGCGCGCTCGCGCGCGGCACGCCAGGACCAGGCGATGCTGCTCTGGCAGAACCAGATCATTCGTGATCCTGAAGTCATGTCCGAACTGCTTGATCTTCCGGTGCCGAACCTAGTGTCCAGCAAGGCGTTCGACATCAAGCTCGCGCGTAACGAGAACTACGAGATGGCGCGCGGCACGCCCATCGTGCCGAACTCGTGGGACGACCACGACATCCATATCCGAGAGCACAACTCGTACCGCAAGACCCATGAGTTCTTGCAGCTCCCAACAAAGACGAAGACCAAGTACGAGTTCCACGTTACGAAGCACGAGGATCTTCAGACCGCTGAACTGGTTCGCGTTGCCAAGCAACAGGCCGCTGTCCAGGCAGCACTGATGCCCCAGCCCGCCCCTGGCCCAGCAGATCAGACTGGCACTCCGCCTGCCCCTGCCCCAGCGGATCAGCCGCAGCAAGGCCAAAGTGCAACCCCTGCCGAACAGGCATGGAACACACCACAGGCGATGGGTGCCCAGCAGGACCGTGTGGAGCACTGGTTGAGTAAGGCTGGCCGACCCGCGTGATACACTAACCTAGTGGCGGGCGATGTACATACTTGCGCCGTCCAGGCCGAAGCAGCTGTAGAACAGCTCGCGACGGAGCTGGCCCAGGCTGGTGCTGACGGACACACTGTTAAGGGTGTCTCGCAGATGGCCGAAGTGCTGCGCTCCATCGTCAGCGCTCTCGGTAAAGGACAGGCGTACACCGCCGACAACGCTCCGCCCGACGAGCCCGAACCACAGCAGCACACGATGGACTCAGCGACCGCCGCACTCCACCAGGCCGCAATGGCCGCGCATAGGCCCTAACTAGGAGGACCGCTCAGATGGCAGCTCCCGTGGCACAGACGGAACCCGTCCAAGACCCAGGCACTACACCCGAACCGGCAGCAGCAACTTTCGAGACCCCAGCGGTCCCGGCGGCCCCCGCCCCCACGGGTCCTTGGGCCGCCGAACTCAACACCCGCTTCACGGACGAGAACGTCCGTGCCCAGGTGGACACCTTTCTTCGCGAGACCGTTCAGCCGCACGTCACCAAGGTCGAGCAGGAGCGCGCGGCTCTGAACGCTGCCGAGCAGCTTTGGAACGATCTGAGCGGTTCCGAATCCGGTGCCGCGTACCTAGCGATCACCGAGGAACTGTTTGGCGCTGACGCTGCAACTCAGGTTGAGAAGCAGCTGGCTGAAATCTTTACCCCGCAGGAGGACACACCCGTGACTACTGACCCGAACACTCTTGATCCGCGCGTAGCGAAGGCGGTCGAGATCGTCGAGGCCAACGAGCTGCGGACAGCGTACAACGCCGAACTAGATCGCGTCGCGGTCGCACACCCCGAGATCCACAAGGATCTGTTCCATCCGTTCGTCTCAATCGCCGGGGGCGACTTCGACAAGGCGTATGAGGGCTACAACGAGTGGACGGCCCAGTGGGCCGCAGCTCATGGCGGCCAGGCTCCCGAGCCGCCGCCCGAGGGCGAGGTTGCTCCTCAGGTCATTGGATCGGACACACAAACTGGCACGGCGCCTCCGCTGGAGACGAAGTACAACAGCGTTGATGAGGCAATGGATGCCTTCTTCGACGAGCAGAAGACCGCGTCCGCACCAAGCCCGGTTGGCACCACGTAGCTTGTGTGATACACTGCTTCGTACAAATTGAAGTACCGGGTCAGCAGTACAGCGGGATTCCCGCCAAGGCTTCAGCATCACCCGTAGGTGAACCGGGCACAGCCGCGTAAGCGCCGCCAAGACCTCCGTTCATAGTCGAAGGAACTAACTATGAATGTGTCCATCTGGGCACAAGGAGGTCACACCCGTGGCCGACACCGCGACCTTCAGCGCCGCACTCAAGACGAAGTTCATTGGTCCCATCCGGGACAATCTTCACAGCGGCAAGGTTCTCCTGTTCGGAGACCCTGACGCAAACCCGAGTGACTTCAAGGGAGTCATTCCTTCAGCCGAGGGCATTGACTTCGTAGGGAACGACTTTCGTATCCCGCTGAAGACCAAGCGCAACCAGGCAGTCGGGTTCCGTTCAGAGAACGAGACCCTTCCTGCACCGGGTGCGTCGTCCTACACCTACCTGACCGAGCCGATGCGTTACGCATACGGCCTGTTCAACATCACCGGCCAGCTGCTCAAGGCGAGCGCGTCGAACGAGGGCGCTTTCCGCGCCGCGTTCAAGGCCGAGATGGACGACACGGTCCTGACGTCCAAGATCGACCACAACCGCGCCGCGTTCAGCGATGGCACCGGAACGTGGACCACGGTCCGCACTAACGCAGCCGCCGCCGCGACGGTCGTCAACGTCAACTCCACGGTCCTGTTCCGTGGTGGTGAGATCATCGACGGTGTCACTATCTCGACCGGCGTCGTGATCGAGCCCGCTCGCACGGTGACCGCGGTAGACCGCGTGAACCGCACGATCACGGTCTCCCCGGCCCTCACGACCGGCCTCACGGCCACGACTGATGGGTGGGTGCGCTCCTCGGCCGACTCGACGGTCGCGGTCCCGAACAACTCGTGGAACCGCGAGATCCAGGGGCTGGCCAGCATCGTCAAGGACACGGGCACGTTGCACGGAATCAACCCCACGACCTACCCCTTCTGGAAGTCATACCTGAAGGCTGGTATTGGCGCCATTGGCGACGCGGTTCTCCGTGACGCTAAGGACGGTGTCATGTTCGAGTCGGGCGTGGACCTGACGAGCGGGATGGACTTCGCTCTGATCGGTACGCGCGGCATCCGGCGCCGGTACGCGGACACCCTGACTGCGTTGAAGCGATTCAACGACGCGCAGTCGGTCCAACTCCACGGCGGATTCACGGCCCTGATGTTCGACGAGAACCCGTTCTTCGTCGATGACCAGTGCCCCGTTTCCACCCTCTACGGCGTCAGCGTGAACAAGCTGTTCTGGGCGCAGTCGAGCGACTGGGAGTGGATGGAGCAGGACGGCGACGTCCTCAAGTGGGACTCACGTAAGGACCGCTACATCGCAGTGCTCTACAAGTACTGCCAGCTGGGGACGACACAGCGCAACGCGCACTTCGTTCTCCAGGGAGTTACAGACGACGTCCGCTAAATCGGACTTGGTCTGACTTAGGAAAGGGCCCTGCTAAACAGGCGGGGCCCTTTCCATTGATACACTTGTTGAGTACCCGGAGGTAACACATGGCCTATGCAGCAACAATCCTTTACCCGTCACCTACCAACAACGACGCGCATCCGGTTCATGGCAACCAACGCGTCAAGCGCGTGTCACTGGCTCACTCGGGAACGTACGCAACGGGCGGCGAGGTTTTGACCGCTTCCAGCTTCGGACTTCAGCGGATCGACTTCATTACCGGCGCCCAGGTTTCAGCGCCGACAGTCGCAGCTGCGGTTACGGGAGCCGTTTATGTACCGAGCACCGGCAGCTTGAAGCTGACGACCGCAACGGCCGAGCTGGCGAACCTAGTCTCGCTGACGGCGCTCGTAACTGAAATTACGGTCTACGGACAGTAAGTTCGTGCCAGCTGATCTGCTCCTACCTGCGGGCACGCGGCCCTCGAACCTCTCGCTGCCCCCAGCGGCCCGCGCGATGCTGGTCGAGAACGACGTGTTCTCGATTTGTGAGCGGATCAAGGAGATCGACCCGAACCTGAAGGTCATCCTGCTGGAATGGGACGAGAAGGTTGACACGCGCGGCCACACTGCGATTTGCAGCTGCCCGGCGTGTAAGCCCTACGCGATCATGGAGACCTCCGATGATGGAGTCGAACGGCTCGTCTGCAAGGTGCGCGAGCTAGACGAGCGCGTCCTGACGGAGCTGCGCCGCATGATCGCGATTCCGTTCGCTAAGCGCTTCGAGGAGCTGGAGAAGATCGAAGCCGCAGCTAAGGCGGCCGAGGAGGAGCGCCAGTTCGAGGAGCTGTACGAGCGCATGGGCGGCCCCATGTGGAAGGAGCTGGAGAAGTGTGGCTTCATTGACGGACCGCGCGCGGCGTCGTACGCGAAGGGCGGATTGCGGGGCCGTCGCCGATGACCCTCGCGCAGCTTCAGACCAGCATCCAGGCCCTCGGCTACGAGGCCGATTCAGCCGCGCCCCAGATCGAGTTCATCAACCAGTTCAAGCGCCGCGTCGAAGGGCTTCGGCGCTGGGACTTCTTGGAGAGGGAGAACACCACACTTGTTACTGCCGTGGGCTCGACGACCGTGAACCTTGCTGGAGTCACTGATCTGCGCGACATTGACGCACTTCGCATTGCTGATGGCACGAACTACTACTTGCTCAAGTACCTGCCGCAGCAGGCATTCTCCGACCGCGCGCACCTGGACCGCGATAACGGTGTCCCGCAGTACTGGACCTGGGCCAACAATACGCTTTCGGTCTACCCGCGACCGGACCTCGTCTACACCGTGACGATGGAGTACCTCAAGTACTCGCCTGATCTAGCTGTCGGTACTGACGTCCCTTCGTGGCCGCTGCCATACCACGACATCTTGGTATTCGGCCCGGCGTCGAGCATGGCGATTCGCCAGCGGGATCAGTCGCTGTACGGGATTTGCTACGGCCAGTACAAGGAGCGCCTGGACGAAATGACTAAGGCGCACGGCATCAAGCAGCGGCAGACCCGCCGCGAGGTTGAGACGTCCGGGCTCTGGAACTCGTTCGATACGCGCCCAGTCTCGTCGGCCTAGTCCAATGGCGGGCAATCTGCTCACGCTTTCGATCCCGCCCGCGTACGACGGCCTTGACACGGACTCCGCACCAGATGTAATCCAGAACACGAAGGCTCCGTGGGTCGAGAACTTCCTGGTGGATCGGCCCGGCGCGCTCGTAATGCGCGGGCCCCTGAACGAGCAGGTGTCCCTGCTCAGTGTCCTGAGCGGCCAGAAGCCAGTCGGAATCTGGACGTTCAACGACAACGTCCTGATCGGGTTCCGCGCGGTATCGGCGACGGCGCTGCGTGATCCCTGGACCGCATCGTATCGCAAGGCTGCGGCCGCGACTGACCTCGCGACGGGGTACACGACGCTGTACCACATCAACCTCACGACCAGCGTCCTGACGGCCATCGCGGGCGTTACTGCCGATCAGGTCCCCGGCGCGCGTTACGCCCGCATCGGCGCCTACGTCTACGGCTTCGCGTTCGACGCCGTCGCGGCTGCGGTAAACGAGAACGGTGGGTACCTCAAGCTGCGGCCCTTCATCCGGTGGGACGGAACCGCCACCGCGCCCACGGTCTACGCGAGCACCGTGGCCCCCGCAGGTGGTCAGGATCTGCACGCGCACGTGAACCGGCTGTTCGCACTTGGGGGCCGCGACCCCTCCGCGACGAACGCCATCGAGCAGAATACGCTGTATTTCTCCGATCCGGTCAGCGGTTCAACGGCTCTCCCGGCTGCGCTTACTGCTTGGCAAGACGACGTCAGTGGCCTCGTGAACAAGATCGTCGTGGATGCCGACGATCAGTCCGACTTCGGCATGGGGCTTGCCAAGGTTGGTCAGAACCTCGTGATCTTCAAGCGCCGTTCGATCCACATTCTCTATGGGTACGGCGCATCCACTTTCACGGTGCGCACGTTCACCTACGAGACTGGCTGCCTGGACCCACGCTCGATTGTGGAGTACCAGAACGGCTGTTTCTTCATGTCTGACCAGGGTCTCATGTGGTTCGATGGCTCGCAGCTCCGCAACGTGAGTCCCAACCTGCGTACGTCGCTGCTCACGAGTGCATTGGCCGCTGTCGGCGACGCTGGGGTGAATGGTGGCCGTGTGATCGTAGGCCACTTGCCGAACGGCTACATTGGCGTGAGTGTCGGCGTCAGCCCTGCCACTTCGACGGACTCCACGACGACCTTCTGCGGCCTCTACCACGTGGGACGTCAGGCGTGGTCCAGATTCTCCAGCCGCGTCTTCACGACCAGCGGCGCCCCGACTCACTTCGCGCGCGCCACAACGAAGACCTTCGTGGTCGATGACGCACGCATCATGCAGGCGAACAAAATCACAGTACCTGAGATCGAGTCGCCCGCAAACCGTGGCTTCGACGTGGGTGATAGCCAGTTCTTCGTGGACGACTCAACCGCGTTCATTGGCGCGGGCGCTACTTTGAGTACTGGCGGCGTTGATGCGTTCCCGACTGCGACTGCGACGACGACGTACCCGATACCGGCACGCTGGTACTCCGCACTCACTAAGCTCGCGCCGATGTACCGCCGTTA